ATTTCCAGCAATTTTTTGAATTGTCCTTGTCCAGCACGTACACACCCGCCGCCGCAATTGTTATGGTTAAACCCTAAACTGTACAAACGTGGTGGCTCAAGCCCTTCAGACTTGGCCCATTCAATAAGTTCATGCTTGTCGTAATACATTTTAGTTTCTTTATGAAAGAAAGGCTCGGCCAATGGAGCAACAGCTACATATGGTTTGTAGTTTTTGACTATAGCTGGCAAACGATGCGTTTCTGTCCAGTCAATACCAACATAAACAATAGTATTATTTGGGTCGCAATTTTCATTAAGCCATTTTCTTGCTGGTTTTTGTTTTAATTCAAAAGAACAATGTGCTAATCGAGAATTGCCAAGATATTTTTTTTCCTTAAATACTTCCCAAATATCTTTGTTTTCGTTAATGTAAATATATTTACCACCGACATTGGCAACGGCATCATTAAGGAATCTGTAAGTATCTTCATCTTCTCCAATATGAGAAGATTCTGCATTTCCTTTAACATCCGTAAATAACAAATAAAGATTATCTGTCCCAAATGTACTTGCAACCATTTTTGCGGCAGCCCAAGAACCGATGCCACCTGAAAACATTACTACATGTTTTGTTACCATTTCCAGACTTTACCGTCCACTGTAAATGAATTGTTTACGATAGGTACAAGCTGCGGCATGACCGTATTGCCATTGACATGGAGTAATCCAAAACCTTTATTCCAGGTAAATAACCCTGCTTTAATATAGCGCGCATACTTATAGTCCATGAGGTTGCCGACTTCCATACCCCAGATAGTCTTAGTTTTACCAGCCCAGCCCTGAGTATGATGAGTCAAACCCATGCGATGCGTATGCCCACAGACTACGCTCATGCCTGAGCGTTTGGCTAAGCCAAGAGCGGTAGCACCAGCAGTAGGTTGAACGTTACCTTCATCGCCGTGCATAAGTAGCCAGTTGGGTGCTAGTTCATATGGCCCATGATGGTAGGTAATGCCAAGGCTATCTAGCTTTAAGAACTTTTCAATCTCTAATTCTGGTAAGCCAAGAAAGCCAGGGGCTTTCGACTTGATCTTGTTATACAATCTGTCGCTATGATTACTGCGAACAATATGATCCACTTGCAATTCTTCTAATAGTTTAACTGTAATATCTCGGTGACGACCTAAGTCACGTTGCCATTCACCTTCACCGCCTTCTTCCCAGCGGGAGATTTGCGGAAGATCTATCTCATCTCCTACACTAGCCACGCTATCTGGCTTGTAAGCTCTGATGAACTTGGCAATGGCCTTAGTTGCTGGCACATCATGGTAAGGCGATTGAAGATCGGACAGGACAACTATTGTTTTCAATTTTCTGGCAAGTTCCCATCTAAGACTAACAACGCTATCGCGCTGTAGTTAAGTAAGTCCAGAAAAGAATCTCGCAGAGATTCATTCTCAGGTGTAGCACCGCTGTCAATCAGGTGATTGATACGAGCTGTCTTGTCACACATACGTACACGCAGTCCATTAAGAGGGCCGCCTGGAGCGCCAGCGATATTCTTTGGGCCATAATCCTTATGCTTCTGGAGCAGCAGGTTGCCTGCGCCATCAAAGATTGCCCACATGTCATCGGCTAACTTGTTACTCATTCTTCAACCTGCTTTCTGGGTAGGATCTTCTGACCTTTGTAAATATAATTCTTTGTTTCGTTATCTAAATCATAGCAAATGTACACAACCTGGTCAATTTGGACATCGGCTGCGTATTTAATTTGGTCAAGCGCCCAGAGTGGCATAGCCACTTTACCGCCATCCCAAGGCCCGCCTATAAATGTTGGATCTGCACTCATGCTCGCACCTGTTGATGAATAATTACTGGTTGACCTGAGTTACTGTCGTAGTCTGTTGCAATGTGTAGCGCTTGTTTGACGATACTAACTGCATCGTCAACACTTTTCGGGATACCAAACGCGGCGATAGCCCCGATGGCGTAAGCGCTCCCAGTTCCAATAGCATAGATTCCACGTCTATCTCTAGCCCACGTTGAATCAGCTCCAACGTTGTAGATCGTTCCTTGAGTTGCGACAATTAGATCAGTCCCTTCTTCTGCATTCTTTACTTCATAACCGACTTCTTTGTATGCCTCTTGCACCAATGGAAGGAAATCTACAGTCATGAATTTATCTAGTGCCTCTACGGTTGTATAAGCAGGTGGTTTGGGAAAGTCAAACTGGTGTGCAAATATCTGCGCTGGTCTAAAGTCACCAGCTAGGGCTACGATGTAGCCTTCCTTGCGTATGATCTTGCCAGTTCCCTTTGGCATAGAGAAGATACGAGAGTCTTCAGCAACTCGCGTATCTGCTCCGACTACTGCCCAGTTCGGGCCTTGTAGTCCAACTACTGTTGTCATGCCGCCAGTCTATCATCGAACCACGCGGAACCATGTTCTAGGTACGTGTCGTTAACATCTTTATTATCATCTAAGTGGACTACTGTTGCTGTGTTTAAGTCCTCTTTAATTCGCTTGGCTAGCTCTTGTCCTGGGTTTCGTCCGTCTTCTTTGACGTCGTTGTCAGCGAAGATAAGAATTCGGTTATACGATTCAAAGAGTTTCGGAAACCAAGGCTTCCATTGACTGACGCCAGCAACGCCAACAGCGGGAATACCAACAAGACCGCTAAGCACAATCGTATCAATCTCGCCTTCGCAGATTGCGATGGTGTCTGAGGACTTATGTAGATCCATGACATTGAACAGTCCAATCTTCTGGCCAGTAGGCCAAAGGTACTTAGGTGTGCCGTTATCTATGCGGCGAAATTTAATCCCATTGATACCAGCGGGAGTGCGGTAAGGAATAGATAACATTCCAACTGCCATCTCATGTCCAATGCTAGGATCAACGACGCTTCCAAGCTGGTACAAATCCGCCACCGCTGGACTTATTCCTCGTCCCAATAGGTATGAGGCTGTCGCCTCGTTTCGATGTTCGGAGTATCTTGTGGCTGCTTCCGTTAGCAAGTTTCTCTGCTCTGCGTTTAACATCTGGGAATCCTTTCAAGTTTTCTTTTGCTTTAACTAGGTCGTAAACATCGCCTAGTAAATTACATACCAAGCAGTTATACATCTGAATGTCTAGGTTGTAGGCAGCTGATGCGTGTGAGTCTTCATGGACTACGCACTTACACGCTACCCACCCATACCTAGGAGATACTGCGCAGCCATAGGCTTCAAGTACTGCGCCAAGATCAGGTTTATCTGCCATCAATAACTGCGCAAACCTTCACTAATAATCTCTTTAAGTACTTTTATTTGCGCTTCCAATCGAATAATTATTTTATCGTTTAAGTCAACTTTTCTCCATGCGTCTTCAAGTCTTGCCTTTAAGGCTTCTTCATTATTAATTTCAATTGGGGCGTCGCTTAATTTATTACGAGCTGATTCGTTCATTACCACTCCACGTTAAACCAGAAGAAACCTAAGTCTAGGTCAAAGCCATACTTACCAATGGCTATACCAAAAGCTAAGCGATGCCAGCACCAGCCACCAGTAACATAAAACTTATTAGTTGAAAATTCTTTAATCATTCGTTAACCACCCTTGTCCATTGATCTAGTGTTTGAATTACCCAAGCATCTTCGATGCCTGCTTGTCTGCGTTTAACAATTACATAGGCAGGTGGTACTGATGCTAAGCCACGCGCCTTAGCGTAGTTCTCAGCTTCGACGCAAGCCTCTCGCCAAAACTGTGGCAGATCCATCTTAGCCACAGCCTTTAATTCAAAAACGTAGGGTTGGCCCGCGACGACGCAAACTATATCTCCTTGATCTAGTTTTCCTGCACGGGCCAACCTTTCCGTTATCGCCTGAGGCAGCCTTCCCCTAATCCACTTCAGGACATCTGTTTCAAACTTGGAACCTCTGGCCTTAGCCGCAGCCTGCTTACTCGCCATGCGCTTTACCAAACTTTGCTAAGTATGCTCCAGTAACTTTGCCAATCTTTGCTTCAACAATATCTTCAAAGCAAGCAAAGATTCTCAAATTATTCCAATCATCTACCACGTGGGTTTCATATATGTTTCCATCTATCTCACCTTGCGCATAGTGGACAATCGGCATACTAATTATGCCCCACTTGGCGCTGTGTCTAGCTACATCCCATACATTGATCGCTTCTACCTGAGTCATATGTTCTAACACATCACCAAAGATTACTAGATCGGCAGTAAAAGAATTAAGCAAACGTGCATCAGCATAGATTACTTCATCGTATAGTTCTTCTAACTTAAACTGCTCAATGTTCTTGCCATAAATTTCAATGGCAATCAACTGAGTGTCGGGTAAATGCTTACGCAATAAGTCTGAGTAAGTACCACCACCAGCACCCACGTCAATGATTGACTTGGGCTGGATCTTTAGTACTTGCTCTAAAACCCAATCACGATTTTCTGGATCTGAACCAGGCATTACTCTACCAACCCAAGCATCTCTGCTACATCAAGAGCATTGTGTCGTTCAAGAAATCGGTAAGCAGCCGCCTTATCTTCTGCTGAAGATATTGCTGACATCTGTTCTACTGCTTCTTTACGTAACTTTGTATCCATTAGTTGTACTCCCATGATGATGACGCATAGCTTGTTTGCCTATGAGTATAGATGTTCATTCTTGAAGCATCACTCCATAATGATACATACTTAGCACCATTAGGCGAGTGTTGAGCGAAGCGATTCTTTACCGCTGCTACTCTAAATTCTCCTGTGTGTTGTACAAGGGCAACAGTTAAGATCATTTCGGGCAGTTGCGAAATTTTACCTTGAATCGCTTTTCTACTTGGTGGCATATCGGCTTGGCCTTCTGCCTCAGAAGTGTGATGTAATAAAAACACCGCAGCTTCTGTCTCACGGGCGATGTGGTGCATAGCCTTGGCTATCTCGCGTAGCCCCGACCATTCGTTTTCGTGCATTGACACTACGTTCATGGCGTTGTCAACGATAAGCAGATGGGGATACTCACCAAATG